TCCGACAGCAAATCCACCGATTGACCCTATGCGTTTTTCTGAAACTATCGATCCGTTCAGGTAGGCTATTTGTGCCTTCCTTGCTGATATAATGGCGGATAGATCCTGAAACTCTGACGATTCAACGCCTGTTCCATCCTTTCTAATCTGGTTTTCTTCAATGAGTCTTTGCATGTCAATAGCAAGAAGTTCGGCTGCTGCCGAGTAGCATTGATTATCTTCGCTGTTGTACCGACGTTGCGCGGCTTCGTATGCCCCGGCAACGGTTACTGCGGAAAATCTTTTGCGTTCGGGGTCTCCAATGAGATTTGAAATTCTTGTTATGGAATCAGACACATAAAACTCCTTGAAGAAAAGCCGGAGCGAGTGCTCCGGCTGCAACGATTACAACGATTACGTTGACTTGAGGCCGTCTGACGTATCGTCAACCGCGACGAGGTTGAAGTCGTAGCAGTAATCAGTCGGCTGACTGATAATTCCACGGCAATCCCACCAGATATCGCGCTCGAGTTCGAGTTCGGTTCCAGGCTTCGTTACCATCGTGAGCGGCTGCTTGATAAGTTCCTTGAACCCGTCCTTCGGAGAAACCATGATAACGCGACCGTCAGCAGGGCCGGGATATGAAACCTTCCTGCCGCTGATGGTCACAGTAGCGCCATCATAGATGACGATTCCGCCCCACCAGTTGCGCATCGAGTCGTACCGTTTGCTGTCGGCGATGTTGATCGCGTCGAGCGTATCCTGGAACGAAGTCATGTACGTCTTCTTGTTCATGACGAGTATCGGCAGGCTGAGATACTGGTCGTATGAATCCTTCGCGGTGAAGTACATATTCTTCGCGAGCTTCATGATCTGCCAGTTGTTCTCCCACCAAGAGTTCGTTGATCGTTTCTTGAGCATGGAAACTTCAACATGCTTTCCGGTGTACGAAGCAGCGATGATCGGGTGCATGTACAGATGGTTGCAAAGATCGATGTAACCCTGAGCCTGCGCTCGAGCTTCGGTCTGCTGGAGATACAGCTTGTTGAAAAGCTTGTTGCGGAGTGTCTTCTGGATCGCACCGGCGAAGAACTTCAGAGAAACTGTGTCCTTCAGGACTTCGTCTTTGAAATTCGTGGTGTACACCGATTCGCCGTCGTGCCACTCGCAATAAGCCATTGACTGATTGTTGGTAAAGTCGCGAATCGGCATTGTTTCATCGAGATCGGGAGACGAAATAGTCTCATAGATCGCCTGATAGACCTTCTCACGTCCGGCAAGGGTGCGAGTGAAGTCGATGACAAATGGACGCCAACGAGTCTCGAGCGTCGACAGGTTGTCGTAAATATCACCGGGAAGGGTTTCAGCCTGTCCGGAAAGGCGAATCTGGTCGCCAACGAAGTCAAGATCGCCGGATTTTGCCGCCATCTGGCGGGACCCGTTGATCTCCTGGATTGAGTCAACAATCCGGATTTCTTCCTCGACATTACCGTTTCGTTCTCCCTGAGCGGTAATGGCGATGCCGTGTTTGTCTGTATATTTCATTTAACCACCATCCTTTTTAGGTCGAAGCGAGGGCGAATGCGTTCGCTCCCGACTTGTTCAGGCGAACCCAAACGAACTTGTTTCCATCGCTGTCCGTGATAAGCGGAGCGTCGACGGTTCCGAGAATTGCCTTTCCGGTAGTTTTCACATCCGTGATGACAATCTTGAGATCTGCGCCGATGGTTCCATACACGACAGAACCAACCGCGAACGTTCCGGTTCCGATCTCGATGCGGGAAGCGTCCGACATCTTGCAGAACTCGATAACGTCACCGGTATGTCCGTCAAGAGTTACGCGATAGGCGGCAGGGTACGGATCGCCGGGGTTATCCATCGCGACGTACGGCTGCTTGCGAACAATACCACCGGTATACCCGTCTCCGGTATTGACAATAAAATCGTCAGTCTTGATCCCGTCGAAAAGGGCTTTTGACGCAAGCCGAGTCGACAGCGGGAGCTGTGACGGATTGACTTTCTTTCTCAGTCTTGCCATTTATTTACTCTCCTTGAAATTGCTTCCGATCTGGATGCCCTTTCCTTTGGTGGTTCCGCCGCCAGCAACATGCTGGCGTCCGTCTGCGTTCTTCGCAGCAATGATCTTGATTGCGTCAAGACCCTTCAGGCGATCGATCTCGCCGGCGATATCTTTCTGTGATCCAACCTTGATTCCGAAAAGCCCGGAAACAGATTTCTTGAGTTCGGGATCATGGCCGAATTCTTTCTCGATTGCCGCATCACCAAGCGTAGCAAACGAATTGCCCTGGGCCGCAACGGCGTCAGTAACAATCTGTTCGACATCACCACCGGCAGCAATCTGGCGGACCTTGCCAAGAACGGCGAGGTCGGCTTTATGCGCGGCGGTCAACACTTCAATGTTCAGCCCGAGATCCTTCATTACCGCAACGTGATCGGTACGATTTTTCGTCATCGTATCTTTCAGTGCGGCAATAAGTTCATCGTAATTGAGGTCCATTGGTGTATCTCCTTCATTATATTCATCGATCACGTCCTTCTGTGAAGTCGCGATCATCTTTGAAGCCATTCCTGTCTGGTCCCATTCAACCAGATCATTCCGTTCTTTTCCGACAGACTTTATAGCATGAACGACTTGCGTTCCGTCTTTGCCTGCCGCAGTCTTGTATTTGTAGAGCCCGAACAAGGAGGTAGAAATAAGCCCTGCTTTTATCTCCGAAACAAGCGAGTCGTAGTCGTTCTTGTCCATCTTGTTTGATACATAATGTCGTAAAAGCATGGTATCTTCTGATACCACTTTCGCCGCAGTTACATATACATGATTGCGCACGCGTTCTTTTTCAACATGAAGCGCCGTATGTCCGTAGGCAGATCCGGGTATCGGAACACTATTCGCCTTCTCTGAATAGGAATCCGCATAGGATTTGTCGAATATGGTCCCGTCGGTTGCCGGATACTTGTCGCCGAATTTTACTTCCTGAACGAACTCGAACGGCGAACCGTCTCCTGACGAAAGAATGTCGAATGCTTTTTTGTTCGATGCAGAAAGCGGAACGCTGTTTATTACATCTGAGCCGATTTCTGTCTTCGGAGCTTCCGCATATTGAGCCGTGAGTATCCCGCACCGAACATTTTTATCCTTCATATGCATCTCCTCGTTCAGTTAAAACATCAACTTCACTTCTTGTCAAGTAACGACAGCCGTATCTTTTTCTTCATTGTTCGGTATTCTTCTTTCTTTTTCAGTGAACTGAATATAAAAAATACCGCCAATCTTCCGTAAAAAGATGACCGAGCATCCTTTACAACGTCAATAAAAGACTCGTAATCTGAATACTTTATTGCAGTGTACAGGCTTGGAAAAAGCATGGCGCGATCCTTGTACCGTTTGAATTCATTCATAATCAGCACGAAAAAAATGCAGCACGAAATAACCGAAAGATACGAAATAATAATTCCAAAGTTATAATAAGATACTACGAACAACACGAAAGATCCGCCGGCGAGTAAGCACATAGCAAAAAGTGACGCCAGATGAATCGCAAACATCATCCTACTGATCTTTATTTCTGTTTTCGTTCTCAATTAATAAATCTCCTTCTTGTTTATTGTCCGTTGCCGATTTCGCCGAAGCGCCGAAGGCTTTTTTTACGCCTTCAAGGTCTTTCAGTAGTTTTTCACGGCCTTTCTCCCATTCGTCATAATCCTGGAGTTGGTTCATATACGAATCGATATAGGCGCGGATTTCTTTGTCATTCATCAAGCCTTCGTCTTTTGCAATCTTCATAGACGACATCATGTAATTGACGATTTTCGCTCGAAGTTCAGCAGAGTCGAGGTCGATACGCTTCCAGGTTACATCTCCAGCCAAGAAAACTGGCTGCGAATTCGTCGCCCTGGAAAGAACCATTGCTGAAATTTCAACCCACTTCTCCCAGAACGAAGAAAGGCTTTCTTGGTCTTCCTGGATAAGCTGAATGAATGTTGGTACTTGAATTTGAGCAGACGCGAACGATGCGCCAAGTTTCGGCGGGAACACAAACTCGGGAATACGGAGTGTTTCGATAAGATTCATGAAAAGTAATTTTAGTATCTGAATAGAGTCGGTGGCGGTCTGTCCAGGATTAAGATACGAAACACCTTCTTCTTTTCCCGAAGTTGAAACCGTATTGAAAAATATATCTAGATCTTCGAGCGGAACCCCGCCGCCTGCGGTTACTCCGTTGATCCTGCATGTTTTTTCAAGCCACGTATCGGGGTCATCGCCTTTAATGAGGTATTTTTTTCGAGACGAACGCTTGTCTTCGATTATGCGATTCTCCATGATGGTATGCATGTTTGCGAGGTACGGCTCGACCGGCTCAATCATTCCGTGTCCCTGAATTTCATCATCGCCCTTCCCGTATGAACCCCAAATTATCGGAAGCATTCCGTAATTATGCGTATATGTCGACTTTGATTTCTTTCCTGGAGGCACAGAGTTAATATATTCAGTAACAATTTTATTTTCATCAAAATAAATGCGGCGAGTTGTCGAGGCGCTATTTCCGTACTGGTCAAAGAATTGAATCTTTTGTTTGAACGAAATAGCCTTAAGTTCTTTTGTGTCGATGTCGAGATATGGAGTTTCAACATCATCCATACCGAAATAAATATACTCAAGGTCTCCTTTTTCGGAATTATAATTTGCCCAGATGTACTCGTTTCCCTCAGAAAACATTTTCCGGTGAGCCGTTTTCCTTTGGGCTCGTATATGCTTCTGGATAATCTTCTGCTGCTTCACCGGACCAGAAAGCTTAACAGTCGGAGAACCAACATAATCAATAACGGCTTTAATCGCGCAGATCACTACGGAAGCTGAAAGCTTGTAGGATTTTGCAGTGTTATGCCAGATATCCCGAGCAAGTTTTGCATCGACTCGTTCGACCATTGTTAAATCTATATCAGAAACAAGCCAGCGATTATTTTGAGTCATCCCGCTTGTTTTATGTGATCCCCTCAAAAAAGCTGGAATTATATTCATAAAAACCCCTTAATCGCCAAGATTTACCCGAGCTGAATAATTTTGACCAGAATTAGAACGCTTGTCAATGCCGTTGCGAAGGAACGGGAAAAGGTACAAGGAAAGTGCATCGCCTTTGTTTGGAGATCCCTTGCCTCGGCGTTTCAACGCTGCCTTTGATTCGAGTTTTATCTTGTTGTTCGATTCAAGCACTTCGTAATTTCTTCCGCATATCTGGTCTTCGAGTTCTTCAAAATACGCAACGTCAAATCCTTCTCCTTCGGCCTTCGGTCCTTCATTGTAGTGAGGAATCGATAATAGATAGAGAAGCGCTTTCATGTTACCCCAAAGAAGGTCGGACATGTCTTCGTATTCGGCGTTTCCGGACTCTGCACCGTGTACGGGAATGAGTTTGAAATTCTCAGAAACCTGGAACCCTTGGAGATATGTTTGCATTCCTGCACCAATTCCAGTACGGTCGAATACAACTTTTATCGTAACGTCTGGATGAAAGCCCATATCTTTGCAGTTGTCGCGCATCTTGTGGATCATCATGAGCACCGCCTGTCCGTTTATTGCACCGTCGGTTGATCCTTCGATTGTCCTCTTGTAGAATACTCGATATCCGTTGCCGGCTACAATTTCTGTTGCGTCATTTCCAGCATCGGCTGGGTCTACGGCGATTATCGGGAAGAATGCCTGCTCGTAAGGCCTGCCATAACAATCCTGAAGTGCCCTGAGTTTTATGAAGGCGGTTGGCGAATCGATCGGGAATTCACCGAGTACACGAACGCGATACTGGTCCGAATCTACTCCGTATTTGTCGGCGATCTCTTTCGGGAACCCAGGATCTCCGCGATACCCTTTTGTCAATGCTGAAAGCGTCAAACATCGAGCGTTGCTGTTCTTGCTGGTAAAAGATCGATGGAAGTTACCGCGAACCTGTGTTGGGTTTCCAATCATGAGCATAAATGAACCTATATCAGACATTGCGCCTGATAGTGTATCCCATATAGCATCGTCAAGAATTCCCGAAGCTTCGTCAACAATTATGAGGCATCCATTTTCTCCGTGAAGACCTGCAAGGTTTTCAGGCCTGTATGATGTCCGGAGTTCTGCAGACCACGATATTCCCTTCCCTTTTACTTCAATCTTCTCTGACTTCCATACAAAAAAACTTTTGAGTGCATCGGATCGCTGAATCCATTTACTCAATTCTCCCCATAACCCATTTTTCAACTGTCTTTCGGTCGGAGCGGTTGCGCCAACTTTACTGTATGGATGGGTAAAAAGAAACCAGTACACAACCCAAGCTGCGAGGCAAGTTTTCCCTGTTCCGTGAGCAGATTTACACGAAACCGGCTTCCTGTCTCTTGCAGACAACGAGCAGGCGTCAAGCACGAGTTTTTGTTGCTGGGAGGGTCCATTCCTTTCAGTTATTTCGGTCCCCATGAACACAATGTCGCAAACGAATTCATACGCCTTGTCAAAGTAATACTCACGAAGGTCTTCAATCGTCATGCGTTTCTCCGTCGTTCGGCGCTATGAGGTTTTTGTTTTGTTTTGATGATTCTACTTTTTCCGCCAGCTTTAGCAGTAGGGTTTCGAGCGCATTGCTTCCGCCGTCTTCGTTTTTCGGCTCACTCTCTCTGATTATATCAATAGCCTTCCATGAACCAAGTTCGAACATTCCGGTTTCTTTATTGAGCGGCATAGCCTCTCGCCAGATAAGCTCTTCGAGAATTTGACGACGGGCCATTTCGACAGGGACGCCTTCTTCGTTGACGAATCGCTCGACGAGGTCTCCGGCTTTATATATTGCAGTAGTGAGGTATTGAGTTTCTTTCTTTCCGAGTGCTGGTGGGTTTGCCATACACCTATTATCAGAAAGAATGACAAATTGTCAAGTATTGTTCTTGTTGTTAAGTTCGGTAATATATTTTTTACGACCATCAAGAATGCGATCTATCGTATCAATCATATCTAGGGCCGACTGGCTTTTCCTTGATGTTGCGTTTTTACGCCACAGGTCCTTCCAATTTGTAACAGCCACAAGATCGTCCTTGTTCTCTATAAATTCAGGAATAGGACGATCGATCTCCTTTATTACCTCTTTGACGACCTCAACCGGAACCTCTTTTATTACTTCTTTTATTTGAGTTTCTACCGACTTGCGTTTATTTTTCTTTTCGTCCGGCTCTATACTTGTGACCGTTATCGCCTGAAGACCTACAAAAAGTATGAAAAATACAATAAGTTGCATATACCGCCTATCACTTATCGCCTGAGGAATTGCTTCAAAAACATCGTCTGATGACATTTTCACTTTTGATGCAACAGTGCCTGATATTTCACTTTTTCGTGCATCTCTCTTTTTTTCATATTCGTCAACCTTTGCTTGCGCCGCCTGCTGGTTAAAGAATATCTGGTCGAGGGTTGCCCTGACGTGCGGCCGTTGGTAATCGAGAACATACGACTTTACCGTTTCTTTCTGCGAGGCAATATCAATATTAAGGCTTTTTATTGTTTCGTCGTTTTTAACAAGAAGCTCTATATTCTTTTCAGCAGCAACCAATGCGTCTTTGTTTTTCATCGTTGCAAGAGCGAAAGAATAATCAAAAAAGAATACAAGCGAAGCGAATACGAGCCACAACACAACCCATCCGGTTGACCAAGACCTGAACACAAATAGGACAATCACAACCCCGATCATGATAAACGCCGTCTTGGTCAGCGCGTCAGGCGCTATGGTAAACATACAGATCGGAATTATGGTTAAGTCAGCAATGAGCGCGACGGCAACTCCGGCGATGTCTATAAATTTCTTCAGTCCTGGGTTTAATGTCATAGTTCATACACCTTGTTGAAATCTATTCCTCCGGCCCAAAAGGTCGGGATTTTTGCTATATTATTCGCGTACCAAACACAGCAGGCGAGTGCTGGTCGCTCTCTGGTATATTCAGGACCAACGATAAGCGGAGAGGCAAGCACCTGAATGCTATCAAATCGGCATTCTACTATCGCATTGCAAAGCATTATGCAGATAGAATTTCCGAGCGGAAGGTTGAGAGATAGAATCTTGTCCTTCGGGATATTCCTCCAAAAGTATAAATCCGGACTCTTCCTTTTCGATTCGTGGAATTCATATACTCGATCCGAAAACGGCACTGGACAAGCATTAAGCGACCATATTTCTTCCGTTTGGCCATCAAGCGAAACGATCTCTCCAGCCCCGCCGATAATTAAGAGTTCTCTGCTTATCATTCTGGAATGGCCTGCGTCTTCCAGGTAGAATAAAAATCACGAGCCTCTCTTGAAGATGGCCAGACGAACTCACTGAGCCTTCTGGTGTTCTTCTTCCCGAACGTCGGCCTGATTATATAAAC